CCAGAATTTACTTTTGGTGCTACAATTCCAAGTGTAGGAGATAAAGATAATTATAAAGGTGCTTTAATCTATACAAATTTCCTTTCAGATGGAAATGGATATGTTGGATATGATAATTATTCAAAAGATAAAGAAACTACAGCTAAGGAATTTAATGAAAAATTAATTCCTGTTTGGAAAAAAGCTAGTGCTCTTGTTCTTGGAAATATACTTAAAAATCCTGAAGAATTAAATAAAGCAACAGTTGGCTCAGGATACAAATATGAAGAGAAAGATTTAGAAAATTTAAAAAAATATGTAGCTAGTATCCCTAATTTAGCTATTAAAAATAGATAATTAAAAACTTTTTAGATAAAATATTAGGCCTCCTCGGAGGCCTTTTTTATATTAATGTAAAACAAAGGTTATGAATATATTTTACATCAATGAAGATCCAATCATTGCAGCACAAGAGCTAGCAGATGATCACATCCGCAAAATGCAAATTGAAAGTGCACAAATGTGTTGTACTGCACATTGGGAAACAAACTCCGAAGCACCATATAAACGTGCTCATAAAAATCATCCATCAACAAAATGGACTAGAGAATCAATTCAACACTACAGATGGCTTATATCTCATGGTTTAGAAATTTGTAATGAATTTACTAAACGATATGGTAAACCTCATAAAACACAAACTGTGCTTGAATGGTGTAGAGACAATGAACCTAATCTACCAGACAACGGTTTTACACCTCCACCACAGTGTATGCCTGAGGAATATAAAATGGAAAATACATTAGAAGCATATAAACATTTCTATATCAAAGATAAAGTAGGTGTTAAAAAATTAGACTGGAAAAAATTAAACAATAAACCTTCATGGATTTTCTAATATTTATAATAAAATAATATATTATGAAAGATGTAAAATCATGGCTTCAATCAAGAACGATTTGGGCTACATTAGTAACATTAGCTCCATTCTTAACTCAAATGTTAGGATTTGATATGAACGCTACATTAGCAGACATTTTAACAATTGTAGGTGCTGGAGCAGCTATTTATTTTAGAATTGTTGCTACTAAAAAACTAAACTAATTTACAGACCGATTCATAGCCGGTCGCTTTAATTAAAAACATGGAGCTGTGGCCCACCCAAAAAGGTGGGCTTCTCTATTTGGGCTTCAAAATAAAAAATCTTATATTAATAGTATGAAAAAAATAGTAATTATAGGTGCAGGTGTAGCAGGTATTAATGCTGCTACTAAATTAGTAGATAACGGATATCCGGGTGAACTTATTACCATTATAGATAAAGGAAATGATCCACACAATCGTTTACCTGAAGAAGTAATGACAGGTATGTTAGGTGCTGGAGGTTGGAGTGATGGTAAATTAACTTACCACACAGCAATTGGAGGTGTATTAAGTAAATACTGTGGTGAGGATAAAGCAATGGAATTAATGGATCAAGTTATTAGTAACTTTAGACGTTTCCATCCTAAACCAGAAGAAATATTTTGTTCTGATCCACAAGAAGAACCTGAATTTATTAAACCATACTTTGGTTTACGTTTATTTCCTGTATGGCACATTGGTTCAAATTATTTACATGAGATTGCTAAAACATGGTATCAATATTTAGTTGATAAAGGGGTTCGATTTGCTTGGAATGAAGAAATAACAGATATTGATTTTAAAGAGCAAATGATAGTAGGTAAAAAAGCATTATTACCATATGAAAAACTTATATTTGCAGTGGGAAAGAGTGGCATTGACTTCGCTCAACAATTATCATATGATTATCAATTACCAACTGAACCTAAATCAGTTCAAATTGGAGTACGTTTTGAAGCACCACAAAAATACTTCCAGAAATTAATTGATGTAAGTTATGATTTCAAATTATATAAGAAATTTGATAATGTATCATTACGTTCATTTTGTACAAATAATAACGCAGCATATGTCGCAGTTGAAGAAACATATGGAGATGTTACTTATAATGGTCATGCTAAAAAAGGTGAACAATATCGTAATGATATGACTAACTTTGGTATTTTAATGGAAATTAAAGGTATTGAAGATCCGTTTACATGGAGTAGAGATGCTGTTAAAAAATTACAAATCGATGGTACTGGTACTTATTATTCACCTAATCATACTCGTAAACCTGCTTTAACATCTGAAGGAAATACAGTATCTGCAATTCAAGTAGATACAATGGAACCTTTATTTGAAGCATTAGGTGAAGAATATGCTCAATATATTGAAGATTTCATTACAGAAATGACAATTGTATTCCCGGAATTAGGAGATGATTGGGGAATTTATATGCCTGAAGTAAAATATTTAAGTCCGGAACCATTAGTTGATTATACTAATTTAGCATTAACAGATTATCCAAATGTACATTTTGTAGGTGACGCATTAAGTGCTCGCGGTATTACAGTAAGTGGTGCTCAAGGAATTTATGTTGCTGAATCATTACTTTCTTAATATTTATTAATATTTATAACAAAATATTATTTAAATGGCAAATAAACTAGTTAACATAATCCGAAATCTTGTTAAAGAAGAATTAAGTGAGATGGCAAGACCATCTTTTTCACTAAAAGTATTAGATAAAGACAAAGCAGAAAGACTTAAAAAACTCCATGCAGGACATTGGGTAGGAGATATGATTGATTTAGTACTTAAAGCAGGTGAAGAAGGTACTAGCCGTGGAAAACTTGCTGATGAATTAGGTAAAAATCCTAGAATGCTTCAAAACGAATTGAAAGCACTTCAAGATAACGGAATATTTTCTAAAGATACTCCTACAGCAGAAAAACCAGAAAAAGAACCAGGTCAAAGAGGTAGAAAAACAAGCGATACAAGTAAAGAAGGCATTGTTAGAGCTTTAGTTCAAAAGTTTAAAGACAATCCTGATTTTGAACCTACTGATGCTGATTTAACATATACACTTCCTAAAGGTCTTGGTACTGAAAAATTACCATCTGATCAATTAGCTAAAGTAAAAAATAAAGCACTAGGTTTATCTAAACGAGGAAGACCATCATCTGGTAAAGATTCATTGCTTTCTAAAGTAGAAAAAACACTACAAAAGGAATCATTAAGTGAAATGTTTTTACGTTTACAAAAACGAAAAAAATAGTGTTATTTTTCTTGAAAAGCCTAAAATCTATAAATAATGGCTATACCTAGTTCCAATAGAAATACTATAATTACTCAAATTAAGGTTGATAATGCTACTCATGCTACTACTGCTGACTCAGCAACAACTGCAATTAGTGCAAATGCTGCTACATCAGCATCATATGCTTCAACAGCAGATAATGCTACATCAGCATCATATACTGCAACAGCATCATATGTTAATTCATTAAATCAAAATGTAAAAATAACTGGTTCACTTATAGTAAGTGGATCAGGAGCTACTATTGAATTATATGGTGATAAAATAATAGCAGGCGCTGTTGGTGGTAGTGAAGGTGGTGAAATATTATTAGGCAAACCAACAACAAGTTCATCACTTACTGGTAGTGGTATTACAATTGACTCTTATCAAAACAAACTTAGATTTTTTGAACAAGGAGGTGGTGCCCGAGGTGGATTTTTAGATATAACATCACTTGCTGGTGGTGCAAGTACTGATTTAAGAATAGCTCAGCAGTTAGAAGCTCAACAAGCTATGGGAAGCTCTATAAAAGGTTATACCATAGGATGTCCACTACCAGTACTTGCATTTAATAGTATAGGTCTAACAAGTGGCGTAACTAGTTATACAGCAGTATACGTACACACAGCAACTACAATTACAGGGGTCAAATGGTATCAACAAACACAAGGTAACTATACAGCAAATAACTATAATGGTGTTGGATTATATTCTACTAGCGGTGGTACACTAACGTTAGTGGCTACATCATCAAATGATGGTAATATATGGAAAGCCTCTGGTACTGCACTTGCTTCAAAAGCTTTTGCTGCTCCATACACAGCAAATGCAGGGATATACTACATAGGTGCATTATATTCAAACTCGGCTCAAGTAACTCAACCAACTATAGGATTTGCAGGATCTGCACTCGCAGCTTCATCTAATCTAGGTGTATTAGATTATACAAATAATTATAAAACAAACGGAACTGCAGGATCTGGATTAACTGCGTTGGCAACATCAGTAGCAGCTAGCGGTATTACAATTGTACAGTATAGATATTCATTTTACTTATACTAATAAAAATTAAATTATGGAACCATACGTTTTAATTGAACCAATACACTTTGGTCAACTACAAGAAAAACAAGCAAATGCTATAATATGGACTGTTAGTCCTTTGATGAGAGGTGCTCAATCGGCAATTGCACAATGTGCACTTATTTGGGAAGATGGTAATGGTAATACTTGGCAAGTTGATACCTTTGATGTAGAAATTGACCAAACAACTCTTAATAATTGGGGAGCAGATGACACAGTAATAGATGATGCTGTATTAGCTTATTCACCACTTTTTGTGAGGAGAGGCTCTTAAATTTGGCTTACCAAATTATTTTTCTTATATTTTAGTAAAACAGATAATAAAAGTTATGAGCGATCAAAATCCTGTAAAACGTTATAAGTCACCTGATGGGACTATTCGTTATGTTAAAGATAACAAACTTCATAATGCTGATGGCCCAGCTTTAATTCATCCAAATGGTAAAGAAGAATATTATTTAAATGGTATTTTTTATACTAAAGATAACTTTAAACAAGTTAAAAAAGATGGTGTAGGTTTACCATGGTATAAATCAGGAGTAGCTAAAGCAAGACATTAATATGAAGATAGGTTTTTGTGGAACAGTAAGTGTAGGCAAAACTACATTAGTAAATGCTTTAAAAGAATTACCTGAATTTAAAGACTATACATTTGCTACTGAGCGTAGTAAATATTTAAGAGATTTAGGTATTCCTTTAAATACAGATAGTACATTAAAAGGACAAACTATATTTTTAGCAGAACGTTGTAGTGAATTAATTCAAGAAAATATCATTACAGATCGTACTGTTATAGATGTTATGGCATTTACAATGTGTGCTGAATCTATTGATCCATTTGATAAGGATAGATTCGATGATTATGCTTCTAGATTTATTGAAGAATATGATTGGATTTTTTATGTTAGTCCTGCTGGAGTAGATATTGAAGACAATAATGTACGTACTACTGATGCTGAATATAGAGATAGAATAGATCAAATGATAAAATATCTATACTCAGCTAATC